CCAATACTCAATGTCTTCTATACATTCTTGTCCATAATACATTTTGCCACGCTTTGAGCGTAGTGAACCGATCACCCACTGCTTCAGGTGCGTGAGTTCATGCAAAAGAGTTTTTACATACAACTCTTTGGGCATGTGAGTGTCAAGTTCAATCAAGAAATGCCGTGGACGATAATACTCACCCACAACATCACAGTAACCATAAGCACACTCACGTTTCAGACCACGATGCACAATGTCCACCGTAATGTTGTGACGTGGGAAGAAACTATTCAGAAACCAAGAGGTAACATCCTCACAGAGTTTCTTAGAATAACCGTATCCATCATGAGTGATGTAAGACATGTGCCCCAGTGAAGAAACCAAACAAAAGAACCAATGAAGACAAGTTTCTCTTTACCTGTCACCCCCATGCCTCCATGTAATCATCAAGACCAAACTCTTCATCAACACATGCCTCAAAGATCAACTCATCATAGGACATTTCTTTTATCATCTTAAGGTACTCTTCAGGAGTCGGATCCTCGTCTGGATCAAAATCATCATGACACAGAAAAACATACTCATGGTAGAGTGCATCAATCAGTTGTTCTTTAGTCACGGTCATTGTCAGTGTCCCTCATGATAACGTAGTTGATGCCTGCACCAATTAAAGATGCGAGAATCCAGTAGATGAAGAATGTGGTCATGACTCAGTTTCCAGCAGTTTCCTCTAGGAACATCGCTACTGCAAAGTGATCCACAACAACTTCACAGCATTGTGCGATTACATCTTCACTAACATTGTTCTTTCTGAGAACATCTGCAAGTTCAGACTCAATACTGGCACTGCGAAGATACTTGCCCACATTGAAAGAACTGGACAAGTTGTTGGTGTTGAGTTGTTCAATCGTGAAGTGAGTCATGGCAGTTGCCTCAACTGATGTCAGTATAGAGAGAGATTGGATGGGGCAATGCGATTTTGTACCAGTTCACAAACTGTCTAGAGAACCTTGACTTCAGGGATCATAGGACTCAACCATGAAGTCACCAACCGAAGAGTCATCGTAGAAATACTCTTCATAGTAAAACATGGTCTCTGTATCCCCCTCTTTTACATCAATGCCCAGAATCTCAAAGAATTGTGTTTCTTCCATTAGATTTTGTAGTCCCCAAGGTTTTCAATGTAGACATCATTGACTTGCTCTTTACCTTCCAACTCCATGAGGTCTTTCCAGTTCCATTGGGTTGGTGGTTCGCATGATGTACGATCAATCATCACATCCAAAGTGATGCGGTATCGTGTGAGTTTCTTGCTTTTGTTTTTGGAGACAGTAAGATCCATGAGAACTCCGTGCGAGTGGTTTGATTCTAGTCAGGCAAACGATTTCTGTCAAGTAGGGAAAACTGCCGTTGCAGTTCGTACTTCACAGGGTATAGATTATTTTTCAGGTACTGAGTGTAATCAAGTCCATCACTCATGCTAATCAAGTTGTCAACTTGTTGAATAGCGAGAACCAGTTTAACTTTTTTATTCACGAGCAAAAATCGCAAAATACAAAAAAACGAAATAATGCTCTACTATATGTAGAGCATTTATTCCGAAAACTACACTGTTTCTAGAAGTTTTCTAGCATTTTGAGAGTTTCAGCATCAAGACTCTCAACAATACCAGTGGGATTCCAGTCATCTTCAGCAGACTCAAGGAAAGACTCCCAGGAATCTTCAATGTAGTCACGAACGTCAAAGTCAACTTGGTCGTACATCATGGTCATGGTGAAAATGGTGTGTTGGGTGAACGGAAATCAGTTGATGAACTTGTTGATCTTGTTCATGAGTTTTTTGAAGTCTTTGACTTCTTTACTCATGTTCACAGAGCTGTACTCGTCAATAGCACATTCAAGACCAATCTTAAGATCATAGAACTCATTGAATGAGATCTTGATGGACTTGTCAAGAGCACAGTCTTTGATCAGAATGTCGTTCATTGTGAGAACTCAAGGAGATAGAAATCAAGTGAAACACCAAGTTCTTGAGAACGCTGGATGGCATTGTCAAGGACTTTCTCCCATTCATAGGAGTGAAGGTCTTCACGATAGTAATCGGGGATACCGATTTCAAGTTCAACTTCGCAAGTCATGAAGACCTCTCAACTCATGATCTATTATACAGGAGTGGGTTCGGGGATGTCAACGACTTTGCCAGGAGTCTCATAAGAATCATAGCAGAACCACTCACCATCGTTGAAGATGTAAGCATACTCTGCATCACAGTTGCTGCACTGCTCCATGTACTCAGTGAAAGACTCAGCGAGTTGAGGTGCAACATCATTCATGTCTTCACCACGGGCAGTGTAATACTCAGGAGAGTATTCACCTTCGGGAAGATCTTCACCCCAGATGCTGTTAGACCAGCAAGAGGACATGTCACCACCATCAATCAGTGCAGTGACCTTCTCAGCGGTGTTGTAGTGCTGAACCAGAGTCTTACCCAACCATTCGGGATAACCATCCCAGTGGTGATAGGAGGAAACGATACCATTCTTGAGTTGGTATCCGATGCGAGAGCGAGTGCCCATGTTTGAAGTGAGTTTGGTGTGAGGATCAGGTGTGTCCCGATCACTCCGTTAGTATGGCATCAAAAAGGGGGGCATCAAACCCCCCGTGTGCCACTTATCAAACTGTCCTCAGGTCGTAAAGGATTCCACAACACATGAATCAAGATCCTCGGAAAGACCGTAGACTCTTGCACCTTGAATGTGCTCACGCAGAACACCGTAGTATTCTGTATTAAACTCCTGATCATGTTCTGTGATCAGATCAAAACACTCCTCATCATCTTGAGCAATTACATTCCACAAACCACCGTATTCAGAGGTAGGGAATGGGCAAAAGTGATCAACAATGTACAGGTACTTCATTTTGTCTATAGGATTACGGGTCAATTATACCACAGGATCGCAGGTTTTACAATCTCTCTTGGTGACATACTCTAACTGATGCCAGAACTGGGTGTAACAAAGCACAAGGATGTGTGTTTTTTTATGAATAGGGCAGTCCCTATAGTTCTCATCACACTTATCCTTTACACCAACTTCAATGGTGATGTAGTCATTGCACATAAAGTACACCCATCCTTCCACATCACCACCGTACTCTTTTTTCCATATGACATAATCATTAACTTTTGGCGTATAGGGCATACTCTAATGGGTTGAGATTAAGTTGCATTGAAGAATAAGGAGTAGTAGACTCAATGTCTACCTGATTACCTTGCTTGGTGGAGTTGATAGGCGCATAGTAACACTGTTTTTTTGTGTCATAGAATCCCCAGATACAACGAACTGGATCACCAAGATTGTAATCAAACCGACGCTTGTAATGAATCCAGATAGCAATAACATTGCGTTTAAACTCTGTCTGCTCATAGTACATTCCTTTTGGTGCTACATGTGGAAAGTCATGTGGGAGATCAATTATCTCTGACTGCACGAAGTCTGTTGGGATTGTATCCTTCTGCGAGGAGTTGTTCAAGTTTTTGCGTTGCTTGTTCTTTAGTGAGTTTCTTGGACTGTTCATCAACTACATTCCAATCATTTGTGCAAAGTTCTTCAATTCTATACAAAGAGTCCATTTGTTCTTACAAGATAGTTTTTCTCATAGTTAATTAGGTCATCAGGAAAGTACACTTCATTCTCAGTGACACTCTGCATGGAAGCATTGATCCAGGACTTAACTTGTGTGGGTCGTGAGAGCAAATCAATTCCTAAGTGTGTGTACTTTTGATTGGTAGGAACATGCACTCGGTACTCACTACCCTTATTTTCAGTCAGTAAGCTGAGTTTGATGTTTTCCTCTGCGGTTACAATAATTGTACCACAAGACTTCCAAAAGATGTCTCGGAATACATCAAAGTCTTCCAAATACTTGTCTGGATTGTCTAGAATCATTCGCCCAATAAACTGGGGTGACAGGTAATGATCATGCACTACCTTTCCCCGACTCAATTTGTTTTGATATGCAGTTTTACTAATGAATCCAGTATGATTTGGAGTGCCGCAATCAAACACACCCATATAATAAATGCGTGTGAGTGGACGATAGAACTCAGGCTTACCCCAGTTGTGTACATTTGCCCTCATAGAATTGAAGGCAGTCTCACAGTATTCTTGCCAGCGATTAGACTTTTTCATTAGTTGAATACAGCAGTTACACTAATAATTTTTGCTTCAGGGTTGCGAGCAAGTGCTATCTTGCGTGCATGTTGGTAGTCACGGCAGATCACTTCTTCATAGAAGACTTGACCTGCCACATAGAGTTGTACTTTACACTTCATAGTTACCTCCGAATGACACTAACAGCAGCATCACCCTTCTCAAAGACAGTATCAACTACCGCCTGTACGCTCCTAGAAGTGCTGATACCCACTTTGTCATAGACTGGAACACAAACCAGTCCAAACGTCTTCTCAGCGCCACCTAGACGGATTACACGCCCGATTGATTGCTGAATACCAATGTAATCCATGTTACGCATGAACAATACTGCCTCAAGTCCATTGACATTGATACCTTCAGACAGAATAGAATGGTGGAGAACCACAAACTTCTTGGCGGAATCCTTACCCCAAGCGTTCAGAGTCTCAAAGAACTCTTCACGATCAACTTTGCGACCATCAATGATAGCACCAGTCTTGGAGGTGATATACATCCAAGAATAGTCACGCTTCTCCAATTGCAGACAGAAATCAGATTCAGAGACAAGTTTGACAATCTGCTTCGTAGAACGAGCACAGATCAGAACCTTCTTGACTTCCTGGTCATCAATCGTATCCAGGAGATTCTGACTATCACGGTCAGCAATCATCTGCTTGTCCTGTACCATGTCCAGTTGCTTGACAACAACCTTGGGAGGAAGAATGTATCCACCCTCAACCAACTCAGGAGCAGAGACTTTGCAGATCACCTGACCATAGACAGAACCATCATTCATGCCAGGTTTGAAGATAGTGGCAGAATGTTTTGGTGTGGCAGTAAAAAAGAAGCAACGATCTGCCTCATGACTGAAGTGCTCAGTGGGAGGGAAGAAGTTACGCTTCACACTGTTGTGTGCCTCATCAAAATAGATTGTGTCAATCTTGATGCCAGACTCTACAACACGATGCAAGGAGTTGTAGGTGGTGAAGATGATCTTGTTACGCTTGTAGCATTGCACTGCCCAGTCGTAAATGTAGTCTGCTTTGGTTGTGGACTCGTGATGAGTCTCACCACTATGAACGTGAAGAACACGCACCATAGGGTCAACAATGTGCTCAAGAAACTCAGAAGAGAGTTGCTCGGCAAGCAAGATACGGGGAGCAACAACCACATGAGTCTGACGCTCAAACAATTCAAAATGAATCTGAGTGTCCTGAATCATGCAAAGAGTCTTGCCCCCGCCTGTGGGAACAATTACTTGACCCTTCTGCTGATTCAGCATGGCGTCAACTGCACGTTGTTGGTGAGGACGGAGTTGAATCACAGGTTTGATTGAACTGGAGTCATTATAGCACAAAAAAGGGGGTCTTGCGACCCCTGTGACAGTTGTCTAATTGTCAGTCTTTGTGGACAACTGGGTTCTTTGCAACATCAATGAATGAAGGTCTAAGGATAGGATCTTCTTTTTTGATGAAGTTTGCAAAGGTCTTTCCATCAACAACAGGAATAGCAGTTGCATAAGTTTTGTTGTAATCAAGTCCTTGCTCTTTACAATAGTCGTTGTAAAGACTTACGAAACGACAAACAAACAAAGTATATCCTTTGATTGTTCGGTTACCTTGAGTAATATCCGCTTGTGTCAGACACTTCTTGACAGGAACCGATGCAATAACCGATGCAATAGTTGATTTATCAACTTCAGGAAACTCTTTAAGAAACTTTCGTGCATCAAGTGCGTTCTTTTCTCTGTCAGCAAAGTAATGGCGCATCATGTCCCTAAAGGAATCAATTCCACCGTTTTTCTGATCTACCTCAGCGATATGTGCAGAGAACGTAGAAAGAAAAGATGATCCACCTCGGACAAAGTTTCCAAAAACTTCTTTTTCGCAGTTGTCTGCAGAAAACACATCTACATGAGCATTAAGAAAACGCTTTACGAACTCGTCTTCAGCTTCTTTTCGTGCCTTATCAATGTAACTGTGCGACATGCAGTTAAACTTTGCACCTTCAAGTGTTCCAGCAATTCCAATGCTATAGGGTTCAAGGAACTCGTAGATTTTACATGCCCAATCCTGCTCAGAGTAGTATGCGGACTTAAACTTTTCATCCGTGCTTTGAATGGAACGAAAGTTGCAGTCTGCATTATGATTCTCTGCTTCCACACGCTTCATTTCCTCAAGATCACCAGATTTGTGGAAATTAAGAAGAAATGAAATTCGCGCTGACTTATTTTGAGTCACAGCATAAAGCATAGAGATACGATTGTTACCTTGAGTAGCGACTACCACGCCACCAGGACGCAGGAATCCAACAAGAGTTCCTGCTGCTCTATGAGAAAAACCTCCCATTGCATTAAGGTCTCTCTGCTGATTACCATATCGCAGATTATTTCCACGATTGTATTGAGGATCAGTCATAATATCTCCAATTCTGGCAGAGACGTGGACAGAATCAACGTCATCATACTCTCCTCTGGAGTGTGCTTCTATTACATTTTCCAATAATGGCAGTTTTTCGGGTGCTTTATCTATAACTGACAATTTTTGGAGTTCTTTTTTGACAGTATCATCAACCTTATCTGTATAAAGGTCACAAAGATTTAGTAGTGTTTCCACCATAATTTACCTTCCTTTGGTTTTGGTAAGTTGTGTAAGATCAACCGTTATGGAGTTAGGTTGACTCGGACGAATCCGATGTGGTTATTATACAGGATGATCAGTCACCGTGTCAAGGGCTAATCTATTTCCAAGCACCCTCTTCATCAAATTTAACGTAACCTGTTGTGGACGTTGCTTCCATCCATACCATGCAGTTTTCTTTCCGTCAAGGTGTGGAGGAGTCTGACCAACAGAATAGTATTGATCAGCAGTGACATCATATTTAATATCACCGTCAGACAACCACCAGTGCTTTTCTCCTCTATAGTCAATAGCACTCATGGGAATCAGTTCATCGCTATCCATCAGGTAATACAATGCCTGAGTTGCATGATAACAATGACCATAGTATTTGTTAGTCTGAAGATCTTCAGGGTACATCAAAGACTTTCTGCCTTTGAGTAAATCTGGTGTCAGATTCTCACGGATGAATCCCATGACTGATTCAATCTCAGTCATGGGATAAGGTTCAAACGTTAGTGTTCTAGTTTGAAATATTTTTTTGTCTCTGTATCTGTGCCTTTCTATAGTCTTCAACTATCTACTCCAGTCTGTCGGAACACTTGCTATAGAATACACCATTCACATAGCAAGACTTGTTTGGTTCATAATACTTGACAACATTTGACTGTGGTTGGTCAAGAACACAATAGTCACCTTGTCCTGTTGTTGCCTCATTGACACACAGCGAAACAAGAACAGGAGCAAGGAGTTTGAGAGTGTACATTATTCGTCAGTGAGGTGGTCGGCACATGCCAGTGTATCACATGGGGGGCACTCAGTGTTCATTGCTTCTTTGAGTGCTTCTGCTACATTCTCTTTGAATGAAGAACGAGGAATGAAACATTCATCATCCTCATTCTTATACTCTGGATGCTTATCTTTGAATGTGTATTCAACATCATACAGAAGAGACTGTGTGATGTCATTGATTGTTTCAACAGAGTGTGGTGGGAGTGATTGCCACTTGTATCCAGGATACATATCATCCTTGACACGATTGAGGAGAGTGAGTTTTACTTGCCAACGATCATCAAATAGATTGAGATACTCTTGGTAATCATCTTGTGATTTAAAATTAAGAATACTCATTTGTTTTTCTCACAATAGAGGAAGTATTTTGGCAAATATTTTGCATTCCACTTTATTATATCACATTCTTTGTAATTACCAACCACTTCAGTAGAGGGTTTAGTTGGGGTGTTATCTGCCCAGTCTGGGTACAGCAGAGTAATACCAAAGATAACACCACATGCTAGACCAATAGCAAATACAACATCACTCATGTACTGTTTGAGTTCCTTTTTGAGTACATGTTTATCATCTTCAGTCATAGTTGTAAGTCATAATTTAAGGTGTTCAAGAACTTTGGCGAAGTGCATATCGCCGTGGATGTATCCTGCGACGATTATAGCACCGACGCTGAGGAATAGCAACCCCAGCACCACTATATTCATCACAAGAGACTTCTTAGTCATCAGCACTCATCCATTGCAAGAGGTTTAGTGACTTTGCGGAGTTCACAACTACCATCTTCACGTTCAATCCATTCTACACTGTCACCTTCCTTCAAATCTGCTGCTTCCAGCAAATCGTTAGGAAATTCAATGTAGTAGTCATCAACGCCATCTACACTACCTTGTTGCACAGGAAGTCTCCATGTTTTAGACGCACTGTAACCATCTGCCTTGACTTCAAACTTCTCAAGGGATCCTGGTTTGCGTTTGGTTACAGTTTTACCACCATCAGGTGACTCATAGATCCAACCGTTCTCATACTTCAGGCGAGTAGGATCATTGCGTGTTACTTCTGCATTAGGAGTCCATTCATAACCACCTGTTCGCTTGATTGCTTCTACCTCAGCATCAAGTTGAGCACGTTTGTTATAGTACTCTGCCTCACGCAGGTTATACTCACGACACTTCTCTTTTTCTGTCGCAGCATCACACATTGCGTTCATTTCTTCTTCAGTGTAATTGTGTGATTCTTCTGGATAATAGTTCTCTTCCCAAAAGTTCTCCCAATCTTTTTGAGTTGCAGAAGAAACACCAGATGATGGATTGACATCATCAAGAGATGTATCAATTTCAAATGAACGATGACCTTTCAACAGAGAAAGAACTTCAATGTTTTTGGTCAGATACTTTTTATGATACTCTATGCTCTCATCCACAGCATTTACAACAGTATCATAAATGTCCTGCGGTGTTAGGTCCTCACAATTCAGAGCATCATGTATCCAATTATCAAGTTGCTCAAGAGAATACTTTTTGTAAGAGAAGTCAGAGGAGCGAGGATCAGAGGTCATTGAGGTAATCCTTGATTGCTTGTTCCATAATAACCTGAACCTCTTTGCTTGTCAACCCATTTAACCATTCCCATTTTGGGTCATCAGGCGACCAATCAACTGAAAAAGATCCATCTTCATTCTGCGAGATCTTAAGACTATCAGGACTATCAGCAGTCATTACCACACTCACGATTGGTTTTCCAAGTTTTACGAACTCTCTTTAGTTCTTTCAGTTCCATTTTAATGTTCTGGTATGCAGTTTCACTATCAATTCTATCTGCCATTTCCATAGCAATAATTACATCAACACGAGTACCAAAGTGTTTTAGTGCTGTTTCAAAGCAATCCAAATCTTCATACATCCCATTCAGTCCTAAACTTACTAGCAAGAATATCTATGCGTGCTTCAATAGAATTCATTACTTCGTAGAGTGCATTGGTTTGTCCAATGTTCTCCTCCTCAAGCACACGAACT